CCGTGTCTGCAATGGTTGGAGTTGTCACAATGTTGTTAAGTTCTGTATTTATCGCCGTGCCGGATACCGGGTCAAGTGTAAGGGACGCAGTATAGGCGCGAGCGCCAGGAACACCGCGTTTAAAAAGTGTTACGTTGAAGTTGACCGCACTTGTCGAATCGGCCTCTAATACTACGCGGCACGTGCCGTCGAAATCAGGTATAAATTCGCCAAAATATTCCGAAATACCTGATCCGCATGTGTTTGATCGTGCAGTTGTCCATACGGTGGCATAGGTTGTATTGCTGATTCTCAATATTTTGTTGTGCCCATCGACTTTAGTATCAAGATTTACAAGCGCGGTATCAATAATATACTTCAGCCTGGCAAGCGCCGTCCCGGCAGCAGCGGCGGCGTCTGTCAACCGTCCAATAAACGGATCAAAAGGAAATCCCATCAGGACACCTCCAATCCGCTGATTAACATATCGATTGCTGATGCGGTCCCGGCCTGTACTTTTATTGTTTGCCCGGCCTCTAAAATTTGGTGATAATCTTCACGGAATGGGTACCCGGCAGGGATTGGAAGTGTATACACAATGGATTTATCGTTTAATTTAATCGTAGCCGTCGCCTCGGTTCCGGTGATGTTGCACAAACTGATTTCCCGGATGATGGCCTGTTTTCCTGCCGGGACCGTGTATACCGTGGTCAATGTATTCGGGGCCGTTGCCCCATAAAATTGTTTCAGTACGTTTGCCATTTAACCCCCTACATGCCCATGATGGACCACAGTTCCAGTGATTGCAATTGATTTTCTGCGTTGTTTAGGCGCTCTGCGTTTACCGTTGTACCTGCCGCTATAATTGTGCCTTCTGCTGGTGTAAACGTAACTGTACCATCCGGATTATTTACAGCCGTGTACGTCCGTGGATTTTCGACATCCCTGTCTATCCATACCGTTTTTGCATACAATGATTGTACCCCTTATAAGTATGACGTATCTTGCCCACATGCAAATGTGCCGCAATGCCTAAATTGTTCAGATACCCTTTCGAGATTATCATACAGGATTTTAATGTATTTCTCAATATCAACCATCCCCTGCGCCGTGGCGTGAGAAAGGTCATCTGGTAACGTTGGCAATGCTGGTGGCGGCTGATGAAAACCTGCTACATATTTTGCATTGCTCATTATCCTGCCGGTATTGCTTATTGTCGGAAAAGCAATGTCTGTGTCTGGTACCCCGTTTGTTATGGTTCCGGTAGGCGCTGGGCCTGTTGCGTCAATTCTAAATCTTGTTTTTTCTTCGTAAAAATTTATATTGCCAGTAGTTTCAACCGTGGTGATTATCGGATTGGCAAGTTGGTACAGGATTGCAAGTGGCTACGGACGCACAGCGACGTGAGTAGCCTTGGTTCTACTGTGATGGGTGTTTGCATCGTTGAGTATGATGTTGAAATGCTGACCAACGAAAAGCCCGATAGTGCTTTTGAATTCATCGACGACGGATTTGTTAATCCGCCGAGCGAAGTGATAATTCAGCCTGATGTAGTTTTGCTGGATTTTGACGTGGTTGAGCCTGATGGACAGCTTCGACCACCGCCAGACTTATCAAATTCAGTAGCTGCCGACCCGCCTTTGTGTGGGCCAAATGGGTGCGACATTCCTGCGTGGAGTGGCGATAGATGAGCGCGCGCACTGAGGGATTTGAAGCGCTAACCCAGCCAGATATGGAGCGCCGAATCGCAAACGCAATTCGGTACGGCCATGTGATGGAAATCGACTACGCGAAGAAAAAGATACGCGTCAAATCTGGCGATATCGAAACGGACTGGATTAACTTTCCTGGCTCGCGGGCGGGTTCTGGCAAGCGCACCTGGTCGCCGCCTAACGTCGGTGAACAAGGAATGCTGCTTTCGCCTGGCGGTGATATGCGCCAAGCGACGTTTGTGGCTGGCGTTTATCAGGACGCCCACGACGCCCCAAGCGCAGACCCGAATTCAGATAAGACGGAGTATAGCGACGGAACAGTTATTGAATATAACCGTGGCTCACATACCCTTACTGCTGACTTGGGCGTTACGAAAATAACCGCCGACAGGTCAATGCTAGTGCTTGAATGCAACGGCAGCAAAATTGAACTAAGCGCCGCTGGCATTAAGCTGATCGGCGCACGAATCGATTTGAATTAGGGGCGAATATGACTGGCATCGCGAGAGTCGGGCTTGATTCCGCCGGAGGCGTGCAGCTAGGGATGCAAGCGCCAACAGTTCACGCAAATGGCGCTGTGGTTGTGGTTCTTGGCGACCTTGTTGCTGGACACGGCTTGCCGCCACACAGCCCGACACCCGCGATGGTTTCCGCTAGTAGCACAGTTTACTCGCAAGGAATCGCGGTCTGCCGAGCTGGCGACTTGGCGTCATGTGGTCATTCTAGCAGTGGCAGCAGCAATGTATTTGCGGGGTGATGATGAGCTTTTCAGGAATTAATACAGCAACAGGCAAGCCAGTAGCGGGTAGCGCGCACTTGCGCCAGTCGATTAGAGATATTCTGACCACCCGTATCGGAACGCGTATTATGCGCCGCGAGTACGGTAGTGAATTGCCGCGCCTAGTCGATAATCCGATGAATGATTTGCTGAAGCTTGAGCTATTTGCCGCGACGGCTGATGCGCTTGTGCGATGGGAGCCGCGCTTTCGTTTGGATCGTGTTTACATTGAAAGCGCAAGCGAATCTGGCAAGATCGTGTTAGGATTGGAAGGTCGAATTCTATTGAATAACGAGCCCGTCAAATTTGAAGGCATCGAGATAAACTAATTATGGCTAGTGCATTTACAGCGGTAGACCTTTCACGATTACCAGCGCCGCAAGTGGTGGAAGCGCTAAGCTTCGAGCTTATTCTAGCGCAGATGCTGGCTGACTTGCAGGCGCGCGATCCCGCGTTTTCGGCGCTGGTTGAGAGCGACCCTGCGTACAAAATCCTAGAGGTGGCTGCTTACCGTGAAATGCTGATCCGCCAGCGCGTGAACGATGGCGCTCAAGCGGTTATGCTGGCGTTTGCTACCGGCGCTGACTTGGATCAGATTGCCGCCAACTACGACGTGTCACGGCTTGAGATTGCCCCTGCTTATCCAGATGCAATCCCGCCTATCCCTGCAGTCATGGAGGACGACGCGGCGTTTAGAACACGCATTCTGCTATCGCTTGAGGGTTACACCACAGCAGGCAGTATTGGCAGCTATATGTTTCACGCGCTTAGCGCATCGGGTGATGTGCTCGACGTCAGCGTTGAGAGCTTGATTGCTGGCACGGTAAATGTAGCCGTGCTGTCTCGCACCGGCACTGGCGTGCCATCTGGCGGCACGCTTGCCGCCGTTGTTGCCGCACTCAATGCGGAAACCGTTCGCCCATTGTGCGACACGGTATCGGTGGAGGCAGCGCAAATCGTAAACTATGCGATAACCGCAAGTTTGGATTTTTACCCTGGCACTGGACAGGAACAGGTGTTGTCGGCGGCGGTTACAGCGGCAACGGCCTACGCCAGCGATATGCACCGGCTCGGTCGCGACGTCACGCTTTCCGGCATCTATGCCGCGCTGCATCAGCCTGGCGTTCAGAAGGTCAACCTAACATCGCCGGTTGCTGAAATCGTCAACCAGTGGGATCAAGCGCCGTATTGCACGGCAATCACCGTTACGGCGGGGGCAATCGATGAGTGATCAGCCGCTACTGCCGCCAAATGCCTCGCCGCAGGAATTCGCGCTGGAAGCCACGACGGCTAGAATCTCGGCTGTACCAGTTCCGATGCGTGAAATCTGGAATGCGGATAATTGCCCTGCTGATTTATTGCCCTGGCTGGCGTGGGCATTTGGTTGTGATGAATGGTCAGCAGATTGGCCAGAAGAAAACAAGCGCAAGACGATACGCGAGTCGGTATCGGTGCAGCGAAAAAAGGGGAGCGTGTGGTCGATCCGCCGCGCTCTTGAAAACGCAGGTTATGGCGCAGCTACACTTGTAGAAGGAATCTACGGCGCTTTATACAACGGCGCTCAGCAGCACAACGGGTTTATCTACTATGGTGATACGACCCAATGGGCAAACTATCGGATCATTTTAGATCGGCCAATTTCTAACGCGCAGTCGCTAGAAGTACGTCGAATTTTAAAGCTAACCGCGCCAGCAAGATGCCATTTGGTTGAAATGATATTCACCGAAGCATCAAACCTTTATAATAACGCTATTCGCTACGATGGCACCTATAACCACGGAACAGCATAATGGCTAATCTGGTTGAAGTAATTAATTACGATTCAGGCGTGTATCAGATAGAGACTTCCGATCCGGTATTGGGTGGCGAGTCTGGCGTCACAAATGCGCCGCTTAAAAACCTAACAAATCGTACCGCATGGCTGAAAAAGCATGTTGATGACTTGGAATCTGGTACAACGATTCCGGCTGGTCTTGCATCGCAGGCTTATGTGCAGGATGAGCTAGCGAAACTAGATCACAAGCAATCTGTGCGCGCTGGAACTGTTGAGAATATCACGCTGAGCGCACCGCAAACAATTGATGGGATTGCTGTGATTGCTGGCGAGCGCGTGCTGGTTAAAAACCAGACTACCGCATCGCAGAACGGCATCTATGTTGTCAACGCTACCGGCTGGGTTCGGGCTAGTGATGCCAACACCAACGGCGAGCTGACGTCTGGCATGATCGTTGGAATTGAAGAAGGCACTACGCAGGCGAATAGCCGCTGGCAGCTGACTACTGATGGAACAATCATTATTGGCACAACGAATCTGACGTTTGCCGATGTAACTTCCGGCCTTGCTAGGCTTGCAACGTCTGTGCAGAAAGACACCGACACTGGTGCAGCCCTGATCCCTGTAGGAACAACCGGCCAGCGGCCATCGCTAGGCGCAGGAAAGCTGCGTTTCAATTCTGATACATTCCGCTTTGAAGGAAACAACGGCAGCGCTTGGGGTTCACTTGGCGGCGCTACGGGTGGCGGCAATGACGCCGTGTTCTACCTGAACGACCAGACGGTGAATAATGATTACACGTTAGCTGGCACTCAGAATGCAATGAGCGCTGGCCCGATTACAATCGCCAACGGCAAGACTGTGACACTCGCAAACGGTGCCACATGGACTGTCGTTTAATAGGAAATATATGCTGACACTATCAGGTACAGGGCCGCTAACACTTCCAAGTGCATCACTGCTGGCCGCATCGCCAGCAACTGGCGACCGCACAGAACTGATTGCCACGATGAAAAAGTTTGCTGATGAGTTTGGCGCTGGTCTTACTGCCAACGGGTATCAAAAACTTCCATCAGGGCTTATCATCCAATGGGGCGCAGCTTCTGCAACTGTTGCCGGAACGCCCGTAACATTTCCAATTGCATTTCCTAATGCGTTTCTTGGATGTGGCATAGGGATTGCAAGTGTCAGTTCTTACCCTGCTTTCCAGAATCCGACGCTTTCGGGTTTCACGATGTACTGCAGCACAGGTACATCATCACATTATTGGATTGCAATAGGCCGATAGGGAGTAGATTTAATGAGCGCAGTGAAAGCAAATAGCATCCAGATTGGACAGTCAGGTACGGCATCACAAAATTTTGTGCTGACAGTTCCGGCTGTGCCAGACGGTTCGTTTAAGTTAGCGCGTGGCAATATTGGCGCAACGACACAGGATATTCTGTCTGTTGATGCTAATGGCAGGATTGCATTTGTTGGGCTGCAGGCGCTGGGGAACTACGCCAATGATGCAGCGGCAACATCGGGTGGCGTTGCTGTTGGCGGCATGTACCGCAACGGAAGCGTACTAATGATTAGGGTGGCATAATATGACAGTATCACTAAAGGCCGACGCGGGCGGAGCAATCGCTTCGCTGCAACTGAACGGTACAGACCGTCTTATACTCAATGCGGACGGTACGCTTGCCGCTGTGACTAGCCCAACGGCAGCAGACATTGCTACTAAAAAACTACCAACGATGGACTTGTTCGCGGTTGGTCTGACTACAAACGGCTATCAGAAGTTGCCAAGTGGCCTGATTTTGCAATGGGGTAGAACTACCGGTATTAATCAGGTTGAAACATCCGTTACCTACCCTATTGCATTCCCAAATGCAGTATTCTGCGTGACGTTCGGGCAGATAAGTACAGACACGGCGCAAAGTGCAGCGGATCGAACTTATTGGGATGAGGTTGCGTCGAGTTTATCAACTTGCGTTATTGGTCGCGACACCGACGGCGGAGCGCCTGGCTTAGTAGCTATTACTTGGTTCGCCATTGGTCGATAAAGGAAAAAACATGGAACAAAAGCTATTCTACGCGGCGTCAACTGGCGGCTTCTACGCTTCTGACATTCACGACGCCATACCTGTTGATGCGGTGGAAATTACCGCTGAACAGCACGCGGCTTTGCTGCAGGCGCAATCTGAAGGCAAGCAGATCGTGGCTGGCAATGACGGCTACCCTGTTGCTGTTGTGCCTGCGCCGCCTGCTGCTATCGTTCCTGAGTCTGTGCAGGCATGGCAGGCCAAAACGGCGCTGCTAGATGCGGGGCTGTACGATGACGTTCTGGCTATCATGGGTAATCCAGCTACAGATAGAAAAATCGTTATCGCTTGGGAAGGCGCACCAAACTTTCGGCGTGACAGCCCTATGATTTCGGCCTTGTCTGATATGCTTGGTCTAACGTCTGAACAGCTTGACCAACTATTTTTTGCGGCTGCTGCTGTATAAACGTTTAAGTAATGACTATTCGCCAGCCTGAATGTAGAATTCAAGCTGATTTAAATCATTTTTTTTGAGGAAAGAAAATGCCTGAACAATTTCTACATGGCGTCGAGGTCGTTGAAATCAACGACGGGCCGCGTCCAATTCGGACAGTAAAATCTGCCGTCATTGGTATCGTTGGCACCGCGCCTGATTCGCAGGTTGAAGTAAAGGCCACGGCGCTGACTGGCGTTGAGTCAAGCAATAACGGGCTTACATGGACGTCCAAGCTTGACGGCGTGCTGGGCAATAACACATCGGTCAAGTTTATTGATCCGAAAGCGAACAGCAAGGCGCTGAGCGTTGTTGTGACTGGTCAGGATATTGTCGTCAATCTCGCCACTAGCGGAGCAGGGGCGATCACGACGACCGCTACGCAGCTCAAAACTGCTGTTGATGCAAATACGGCTGCTGCTGCACTCGTTACCATTGCACCGACCGGAGCGTCTACTGGTGCAGGCGTGGTGGGAGCGCTCAAGCGAACTGCCCTAACTGGCGGGATTGATGAAGCGTTCCCGTTGAACAAGCCTGTTCTTGTGCCTGGCGATCCGGCGATGGTCGCCAAGCTTGGCTTGTCCGGCACGCTGCCTGGCGCACTCGATGCGATCTTCGATCAGACTGGCGCTGTCGTTGTTGTTGTTCGTGTTGCGGCTGGATCGGATGAAGAAGAAACCATCACCAATGTGATCGGCGGCGTCGATGTTGGCACCGGCGCTTACACCGGCGTGTATGCGTTCCTTGGTTCTGAATCGGCTAACGGCTTCTGCCCGCGTATTTTGTGCGTGCCTGGCTTCACTCACCAGCGTGATGGTGGCCTAGCTAATCCGGTCGTGGCTGAGTTGGTCGGCATTGCCGAGCGCCTGCGCGCTGTGATCATCAAGGACGGCACCAACACGAACGATGCGGCGGCAATTAATGACCGTGGCGATTGGGGCAGTAAGCGCGTTTACATCGTTGATCCGTTTGTGCTTGTGCGCAATAGCGACGGCGAAAACGTGCAGCAGCCTGCATCAGCTCGCGTGGCTGGCTTGATTGCCAAGTCTGACAATGAGCGCGGTTTCTGGTGGTCGCCTTCCAATCAGGTTATCAATGGCATCATCGGCACAGCTCGCTCAATCGATTTTGTGCTGGGCGATCCGTCAAGCCGCGCCAACCTGCTGAACGAAAACGAAGTCGCGACGATTATTCGCTCTGACGGCTTCCGTCTTTGGGGCAATCGCACATGCGCTGATGATCCTAAGTGGGCGTTCCTGTCTGTTGTGCGCACGGCGGATATGATTAACGACAGCATTTTGCGCGCGCACATGTGGGCGGTTGACCGCAACATCACCCGCACATATTTGGAAGATGTGACGCAAGGCGTGAATGACTATCTGGCTCGCTTGCAGGCTCAAGGTGCGATCCTTGGCGGAAATTGCTATCCAACGCCGGGGCTAAATACACCATCATCGATTTCAGATGGTAAAGTGTATTTTACCTTCGATTTTACTGCCCCTTACCCTGCAGAACATATTACCTTCCAGTCGAAATTGGTAAACACTTACATTGAGGAGATTCTCTAATGTTGCCACGCGTACTTAAAGGATTCGCAGTTTACGTCGATGGCCGTGGCTACATTGGTCGCGTCGAATCGTGCAAGCTGCCCGAGTTGACGGTCAAGGCCGAAGAATATCGCGGCGCTGGCATGGACGCGCCTGTCGATTTGGATATGGGGATGGAAAAGCTCGACGTTTCCATGACGTTTGCCGAGTACGACCCGAACTTGATTAAGGAGTTCGGCTTGTTTTCTGCTGACACGCAGATCGTTTTGCGCGGCGCAATTCAGCGGCAGGGCGAGGATGCTGTACCTGTGATTGTTCGCTTGCAGGGCGGCGTTAAACAGATTGGGCGCGACGACTGGAAGCAGGGCGAAAAAGGCTCGATGCAGGTCAGCGCTAACTGCAATCGCTACAGCGAAAGCATTGCGGGTGAAACGCTTGTTGATATCGACATTATCAACATGAAGCGAATCATCGGCGGCGTCGATCAGCTGGCGGGCATGCGCTCTGCTTTGGGCGTATAATTAGCAAATCAAAGCGGGGCTTCGGCCTCGCTATCCAATATAGGTATTGAAATGAATCTAACCGTAAATCTGCTGACCCCTGTCAATGTTGATGGGCTTGAAATTACAGAGCTGACGCTGCGTGAGCTATGTGTCGATGAAGAAATTGCGCTAGCCAAGACGCACGGCGAAAAATTTGGAATCGAGCAAGATAAGTATTTCTTTGCTACATCCTGCGGCGTTTCGCCAGAAGTAATCGGCAAGCTAAAGCGCCGAGATTGGACGCGGCTAAAGAACCGTTTCCATGAAGAATTGGGAAACGTAGAGCCGGAGTAAAAGAACTCCGGATCATTGTTGATGCGCTTGTATCGTTTGGCTATCCGTTTGAAAGCCTGATGAAAATGACATTCAGCGACTTAAAAGACTGGCTCGATGTGGCGATTGAAAGAACATCGCCGTCAGCAAATTAACGGGGCTGCGAGCCCCGTTTTTATTAGGTGATACGATGGCAAATCAATCAAAAAGCCAAGTTCAGGTTTCAATCAATGCCAAGATGGAGAACGGCTTCACAGCAGCGTTCTCCAACGCCGACAAGCGGATGCAGGCGCTCAGCAAAACGGCGAGCGATCTATCTTCAAAAGTCGGTAATGTTCAGGCGTACCGAAAGCAACAAAATGCGCTCAAGGAATCAGCGGCAGCATTCAACAATGCACGCTCAAAAGTCGCAGCGCTAAAGGCGGAGATTGCCGCCAGTGAAAAGCCGACCCGTCGCCAGGCTGCTGCGCTGGACGCCGCTGAGCGTGCGGCAAAACGCGCTGGCGCTGCTTATACCGAAGCGCGTACCAAAGCAGCCGATATGGCGCGCGAGCTGCAGCGTGCTGGCGTCAACGTCGGAAATCTGTCAAAGGAATATCGCCGCCTACAAGCCGAAGTCGGCAAGGCAAATGCTAAGCAGATTGAGACAGAGCGGTCGCTAGCTCGCCAGCAAAAACTTGTGCAAAACATCGGGCGCGTTTTGAGCGCATCCGCTAAGGCGTGGCACGCTACGGGAGCGGCTGTTACTGGCACTATTGCGGCTGGTGCGGTACTGGCGCAGCCGACCAAAAAAGCGATCAACTATGACGAATCTCTAGCGCGGCTATCTGATACGGCGGTGGCTGGTGGTGGCGATTACAAAGCATCGAAGGCCGCTCTATCTGGCGCGGTACAGGCGGCACTTGCAGCCACTAAAGGCGGCACTCGCGAAAGCGCTATTTCCGGCTTGAGTTCGCTTATCTCTGGCGGCGGCATGGGCGTTCAAGAGGCGGGCGCTGCGCTGCCTTCGATCATGAAAACTGCATTCGCCAGCGACACGCCAGCGGAGCAGATTGCTAACTTGGCGCTCAAGATGAAGGCGTTCGGCGTGTCTGATACCGGCGCGGGCTTGGACGTGCTCTACCGGTCTGGACAGGTTGGCGGCGTCGAGCTGAAAAACATGGCGCAAAGCCTGCCCGAGCAATTGGCCGCAGGCCGTTCGGCTGGGTATAGCGGGAATCGCGGCTTGGCCGAAATCGGCGCGATGAATCAGATTGCGCTTGGCACGGCTGGCGATGCAACGACTGCCGCCAACAACGTAACCAATTTGCTGAACAAGTTAGCATCGCCGGAACTGGCTAAGAACATCAAAAAAGTCACAGGTGTGGACTTCGATAAGGTCGCGCTAGAAAACCAAAGCAAAGGAATTTATAAGGCAGAAACCTTTGCAATGCTTGCTGACAAGCAGATGATGAAGGACAAGAGTTATGCCGCGCTAAAGAAGCAATCCGAAAGCGCTAAAACTCCAGAGGAACGCGCTGTCAAGATCAAAGAAATGGCGGCAATGATGGAAGGCTCGCAGATGGGCCAATTCATTCAAGACCGCCAAGCACTTGCGGCTGCTCTAGCGATGGTAGATGCACGCAAGCGCAAGGACGAACGCGACCCAAGCAAGACAATTGCACAAGCCCAAGTCGATTACGCATTGAATGGCAAGGGCGGTGTTAATTCGTCGCTTGTGAATTTGCAAGGCGAAACCTTTGCCAAGACACAAATGCTTAGCAACAACATCGATAAGGCCAATGAGGACACATTCAACAAAATCAATGGGCCGCTTTCATCGGTTATCGACAAGCTGAACGAGGCTGCTGTCGCTTACCCTAATCTCACCACTGCGGCGTATTCTGCGGCTACTGCGCTCGGTGCTCTCGCTGCGGCTGGCTTGGGTGTTGGCGGGTACAAGTTGCTGACTAGCGGGGCTACTGCTGCGACGGCTGGTGCTGGCACTGGTGCTGCTGCAACTGCAGCAGGCGCAGCAAAAGGCGCTGGATTTTTGGGAATTGCTGGGAAACTGGCTGGGCCACTAATGGCAGCTACAAGCATAGCAAACTTCACCAGCAAGGAAGAAGATGCGATTATTGAAAAGAGCATCAACGCTGAAAAGGCGCACTTTGCTAGGCTCAAAAAGCAGTACGGCATGGACACGCTCAATCAGGCATATCAAACACAGTCGCCTTTCTATCAGTTCGGCGGCGTCGAGAATGCCAAGCCTGCTAACGTCGAGAATTGGGTTAAAAAATATCTCGACAACAAAGCCGCCACTGATGCTGCAGCGAAGTCTGCAGGCGACGCTGCTAAGGCCGCGCAGTCGCGCCCTAATATGACAATTACAAACAGCTACAGCGTTCAGGTAACGGCACCGCCTAGTGATGACCCGCTCAAGATGAAATCTGCTGTAGAATTTGCAGTGCGCGAAGCGGCTAAGAAAGCAGAGCGGGATCAGCGCAGTCTAATGTTTGACAAACCAGGCTATTAAATATGAACACATACATGGCAAAGCTTGGCAGCTTTATGTTTGGGCTTGATACTGCTGCATTCCAAACGCTCAAGCGCGTATCGACTTACCGCTGGCAAGCTCAAGACAGAATTGGCAAGAAGCCAGCGCTGCAAAACACGGGGCAGGGTGCTGATACAATAACGCTATCTGGCGAAATTTACCCGCATTTTCGGGGCGGGCTTGGGCAGATCGGCGCTTTGCGTGCGCAAGCGGCAAATGGCAAGCCGCTGACGCTGATTTATGCGTTTGAGAACGTTGGGCAGTATTGCGGCCTGTGGTGCGTTACGGAAATCTCTGAAACGCGCACCGTGCTTTTTAGCAACGGAACGCCGAGGAAAATTGAGTTCGATATGACGCTGCTGGAATACGGCGACGATGCAGGTATCGCTGCAGCGACAAATAGCGCGGCACAGCTTGCCGAAATTAGGAACGTGCCTGGCTTCGAGCTAGCTGGGTCAAATGCGCTGCTTGTCACAAGCACGGCGGGGCTATCTGCCTCAGCGTCTGCCATATTGCCAGGCGATATGTCTGGGGCGCTGTCTATGGGAACGTCAGTGGGTAACGTAGCCACTGATTTTGTCGGGCAAGTAAAATCCACATATGACGGGTTGATAGCGACGGATGCTGGCAAGTTATTGAAATCAACTATCAATCAAGTAAAGGCGATTACCGCGCTCTATAGCAATATGAACCGCGCAATTGAAATGGTGAAAGCAGCTGATGGCAACGTTCTTGCTATGACTAGCGCTATGGAAAACATGCAGACGGTAGCGCTAAATACATCCGGTGCGCTTAGCAAAGCGGCCAGCTCTATCGCCGGTGCATCAGCGGTCTATAATGGTGGCTCTATCAATACGGTCTTTGCGCAGCAGGCTACCAATATCAGCAAGAGCGTGAATGATTTATCCACCAGCGCGGGAAGTATTTCGAAAGCGGCATCTTATGTTAAGGATATTTTGAATGGCTGATTCAGCATATATCACTGCGCAGGGCGATACCGTCGATTTTATTTGCTGGCGGTTTTATGATCGCCAGTCTGGTGCGGTAGAGGCGGTATTGGCCGCTAATGCTGGGCTAGCCGACCTTGGCGCGGTTATACCTATAAACACGCGGATCATTTTGCCTGAGCTTGCTGTGCCAGTTATCGCGCCGCCTACTGTTAGCCTTTGGGATTGATATGCAGCCTACATTCAAGATTGAAGTTGTTGGCCAGGGCGACATCACTGCGCTGATTGCTGAGCGGCTGATTCAACTCGATATCACTGATCGGGCTGGCGTAAAATCCGACACGTTGAGCCTTGAGCTGGACGATCAAGACCAGCGATTTACGTTCCCAAAAACTGGCGCAAAATTGCAGGTATGGCTGGGCTATGTTGGCTCTGAGCTGGTTGACCGTGGAACCTACGCTGTAGACGAGGTTTCTGTGTCCGGCCCGCTACGCACGCTAACGATTCATGCTAATGCTGCCGATATGAATGGCGGCATCAAGTCGCCAAAGGAACGCAGTTTTCACAACATCAAGTTTGGCGACCTTGTGAAAAAAATTGCGAAGGAGCACGATTTAAAGCCGAGCATCAGCGCGAAGCTTGCCGCACGCGACCTAGGCCACATCGACCAGACCGAGAGCGATATGCAGCTTTTGTCTCGTATTTGCACGGAGCAAGGCGCGACAATGAAGTGCGCATCAGGCAGGCTAATCATTGCGGATCATGGTAGCGGGAAAAGCAATAGCGGGAAAGACTTGCCAAAAATTACTATCAATGCGGGCGATTGTGCTGGATGGAGCGCTAATATTAGCAAGCGCAATAGCTATAAATCAGTGAAAGCATTTTATCAAGACATTGGGAAATCCAAGCGAACAGGCGTCACGGCTGGCAGCGGCTCGCCAGTGCTGACGCTAAAAAACAGTTATAGGAATGCCGAAGAGGCAAAACAGGCGGCAAATAGCAAACTAAACGGGCTAGGCCGTGGCGCATCGACGCTGCAGATTAGCGGGTTCATTGGCGATCCAAAGCTGGCGGCAGAATGCAAGGCGGAGATAATCGGCTTCCGCGATGGCATCGACGGCAGCGGTTGGGTAGTAAATCAAGTTACCCATTCCATGAGCGCTAGCGGGTATATTAATACGCTGGAACTTGAGGCAAGTTAATAGCTATCTTTACAGCGGCATAGTCAAGCGATAATGCTGTGATACAATTCACGGTATATTCCTTCAAAATGATTTAATCTGCCTATGCCCCTTGATAAAGACACCGTTCTATTTGGCAGCGCTGGCGTAGGTCTAGGCGCTTGGCTGCTGTTGCATGTTGTTCGACTTTTTAGGGGCGAGGTGCGCGGGCATCGTTCTGACGCTGCTGAAAACGACGTCATCAAGAGCCTGCGCGAAGAACTGTCACGCAAAGATGACCAGCTTGAAGCCAAAGAATTAACTATTCAGCGCTTGGTCAAGGAGAAGGCCGCTGAAATGGAACGACTTGCCGAGCTTCCTGCCCTTAGTGAACGCATCCACGATCTGGAAGAACACGTTCTATCGCTGATCGGGCTATTTAATCACTTGATTGATGCGGGCGCATTAAGTCTAGCACCTGAGCATCAGCGCATGGTTTTGAATTTGATGACAAAGCAATTTAATCGAGAGGGTCAAAAAAATGAAGCTTCGACTTGAGCGCGATACGATCACAGCAAAATCAACTATCGGCAAGTTGTATATTGACGACAAATTTCAATGCTACACATTGGAAGATATCGACCGCCAGATTGAGAATGGCGGCGAGAAAATCAAGGGCGCAAGCTGCATTCCTCGCGGCACTTACCGCGTCACTATCACGCTGAGCAATCGATTTAAAAAGCCGCTTCCGTTGCTCGGTAACGTGCCGCAGTTTGATGGCATTCGAATCCACCCAGGCAACACGGCGGCTGATACTGAGGGCTGCATCCTGCCTGGCTCGACTCGCGGCGTTGATTTTGTTGGCGGCTCGAAGCTGGCGTTTGATGAGCTGTTTGCCAAGCTGCAGAAGGCGGCAAACAACAACGAGAAAATTACCATCGAGATTAAATAGTGCGACTAGCCGAAATTGTTACTAGCCCTGATGGCTCGCTTTCTTTGACCAAGTTGGCAGCTTCTACCGCTCATGCATTGATGGCCGGAAACTTCGCTTACCTAAGCTGGCGTCACGGTTTCAATGCGGAGCTTTGGATTATTTACGGCAGCTTTGCCATTGGCCACGCCACTGTTGATAAAACGGTTCAGGTCGTAAAATCCTACAAGGATAACGCCTTGAATTCTGGAGCAACGAAATGACGTTACCTTTTACGCTGCCGACTTTCGCTGCGGCAAAAGCCTGGATCGTCGGCGGGATTTGCGTCGGGCTGATTATCGCTGGCGGCATGGTCGGCTGGTCGGTTGGCCGCGTTTTTCTCCGCGCTGATTTTAGCGATAAAATTTCAAAGCTCGAAAAGAAAGTCTCCGATCAAGCGCTTGAAATTCAGCAGGCCGAGCACAATCAGCGCACGCTTGAGGACGCAGCGACCGCCGCTGGACTTGCTAGGGCTCAGGCTCAGGAACTCGCTGCCGAGCTACTGCGGCAGTCTGCTACGCGCTCAGCAAAGGCAGATAAGATCGTCGCCAGTAATTGCGCTGATACGATTGGCCAGCTTTGGGAGCTACGCCAATGAAAGCCGTCCTTGTATTGCTGCTGTCTCTTTTTGTGACTGGTTGCGCAAACACGCCGCCAGCGATTCACGTTCAAGTTCCCGTTTCCTGCTTGGGCGAAACGCCGCAGAAGCCAATTTACCGATTCGCAAAGCTGCCGAAGCCTATAACAGAGGCTGACAGCAAAGCTGCCGCCGTGGTGCTTTTTCAGGATTTTGAGTCTGCAGAATCATACGGCACCAAATGGGAGGCCGCATCCATTGGGTGCCGATCATTGCCGGTGGCATCACCAGCGCCGTAACCAGCCCACTTGTCGCCAGTCTGGCGCATGTGGGTATACCGCTTTAACGACGACCAGCTTCTGTGTCCTGATACCGAAGCAACGTGCGGGATATTCCATCCCATTTCAAAAAGCCGCGATACGCCCTCATGCCTCAAGTCGTGAAAATGTAAGTCGCTGATCGCCAGCACCTTGCATGCTCTGGTGAACGCCGCGCCGATTGCGTCGGTCGAGTAGGGGAAAATCTCGGCTTTAGTCCGTGGCTGTCGCTTGATGATGGCGATTGCCTCTGGCGGTAGATCGACCCATTGATCGTTGCCTAGCTTGTCGCCTGGGTGTTTCATATCGCGCACCATCACCCGCTTGCCGCCCTCATCAAAGTCAGCCCAAACGATTCGCGTAATTTCCTCTTGCCGCCTAGTGCTGAACAAGGCGAACATCATCACGTCGCGCATCGGCACGCTGTCCACCCTCCGCGAACGCACTTTGTCGAAGTGATCCGCCAGCTTCCCTATCTCATCGACGGTCGGCCTGCGGTCGCGCTGATGGCTCTTGCCTGTGACGCCGAGCCGCTTGGCTACTACGAAGGCATCTCGCATCGCCTGCTGATCGAGCGGGAATCCCCACGCTGGGCGGGCTATGGCGAACACCGCGCCAAGGTGCGATAGGTAGTTGGCTACAGTCTGTGGCTGCATCGTTCCCGCCAGCTTATTGGCGAAGGTGATCACGTCCTTGCTGGCGATCCTGCTACAGCGCATGCGGCCTAGGTCGGTCGCCTTGATGGCGCGCAGCACTTGAGCTTTGGTGCGTCCGATTTCCTTGCGCGTATCGCTGGTGTATTTCTCGATCACGTCGGCCAGCGTTGGATCATTTGGCGGGCTGAGTGCGTCTGGCTGGTCTAGCTCATCCTCTCGCCTAGCTGCCCATGCTGCGGCCTTGCGGCGGGTGTCAAACGTCTTGTTTTCACGGTGCAGTATGACGCCTTCTCGCTTGATCATGATCTGCGCCATAAAGGCCGATGAGCCGTCTTTTCGTTTGCGCTCTGTGATGCTAGCCATTCGATCCTCGGTACAACATGCCGCCGTGTTGGCTGGAATGTTGTATTCCTACTTGAAAAACGGTTCAACAGCGAGGGGTATTTTGGGTGGATGGTTATGCAGGATAGGGGAAATAGATTGCCGAAACAAATAGTTAGCAGCCAGAACGTGAAACGGCTATTCAGCATCGCGCCCATGATGGACTGGACGAGCTATAGAACTAAGCTGCTGAAAAATCTAGATAAAATCTGTAAACGTTTTGCGTGTTGTGAAAAATGTTGAACCGCAGATTTTCTGTCGCGCCGCTCATGGACTGGACGGCTTAATTCAAAAAATACTGCAATCGTAGTGGCTTATCCAGCAAGCCGTTATCAGTTGGGCTTTATGTTGTACCGCTGGCGCAAACAAAAAGCCGAGGCAGATTGCCTCGGCTTGTCGCTAGTTGCCAAATGCCCAGGCGGCAAGGATGCCTATGCCGAAGCAGATGAGGTTATTCACGCCGATCAGCAGCGCCATCCCCATCGGGTCTGGTTCACTCATTGGCGGTGGCTCTGACCGCTGCGGGCAGGTTGTCATTTGAAGGATCAAGCCTGCGCAATTCCATCATCCATCGCAGCGCGTTCTGTGAAAATTCAGGGCATTTCCCGCCCTTTCGCCAGTTCCTAAAAGTCTGGCGGGTAACGCATAGTGCGATTGCAATCTTACCGTCTGAAAGACCCAGCTCGGACTGGATGGCTGAAATTTCGTCGGTCGTCATCGTATATGCCTGCCCTTCCTTGTGATTCGCCGTGCTGGCGACGCAATGAAGAAGGGGCAAACAGTTTTATTCGTCTATAGCTTTACCGTCCATTTTGGACAGCACATCAGCAGATGCAATCGCTTTACGGGCTATATGTAAAAAATTGTCCAATACTTTCGGGTCATTGATCTTGGTCAGAACGAAGCAGAGACGGCCTCTGTCATCGATGACTTCAACTATATTATTCGCAATCAGCAAATTCAGCCTGCGCAGCACGGTAGTTCTAGGCATTCCGATATAATTCGAAATGTCTGTTGCCGTCATCGGCTTGCCGTCGGCGTGGCCGATGATAATGGCCATCCCGACTATGAGATCAGAGCCGCTATCACCAAGCTTGTCGTGACCGAGATAGGCAGACGATGCGAGCTTTAAAATATCTAAAATTGCCCTGACGAGCGCGGTTCGCTCCGAGCTAAGCTTCGGTTTGCTGATTTTCATTTTTCCAACTCAAGTTCAAGCCTGAGGATAAGATAGGCATGTAGGCCGAATGCAAAGCACAATCATTGGACATTTGATTGTGTGAAATAAAACAAAAAACAATTTACAAAGTAAATTAGTTGCGCTATATTTGAACACGTCGGCAGCAAAGGCTTTGCATCTTGCCTAGCTGATGGTTTTCAAACAGAATTTTGAACGTAATCGCCTGGCGCAAGCTCTGGCGATTTTTTAGGGCGCTATATTCTAGGAGACAATTGTGAGCGCTACAATTTTGAACGATTTACCCAATGCGGACTACCATGCTGATGAGGCGGTAGGATCATCAGGACTAAAACTTATTGCACAATCGCCGTTGCATTTCTGGTCGGCTTATCGTGATCCAGACCGTAAGCAGCGCACCGTTTCTCGCCAGTTTATGATTGGCACGGCTTGGCACACCGCGATTTTTGAGCCTGCTCGCTTTGGCATTGAGTACGCGGCTGATCACGGCATCAGCGGCGCAAGCACGCTGGGCAAGCTGGTGAACACCGCCCTAGCCGATATGGAAACATTCCTTGATACGCATGTGGCCATTCCAGACGGCCTTGGCAAAACCACGAAGGAAGGCAAGGCGCTACTGGCTGAGCTGGCGACCGCTGGAAAGACTGGCGTCGAAGAAGCCGTTCTGGCTCAGGTACTGGAAGCCGCTAAGCCGCTAATCGGCAAAACGCTACTGAGCGCTGACGATCTTTCCGACGTTGAGCGCATGGCCGCAGCAGCACGCAACCATCCTGCAGTGCGGGTTATTTTTTCCCAAGCTGGCGGAGTAGCTGAGCAGTCAATTTTCTGGACTGACGCGCCAACCGGAGTGCGCTGCAAAATCCGCCCTGACTACCATGTGCCACCGTGCGAGCTGTTCCCGTATGGCCTGATCGTTGACGGCAAGTCCACGAATGACGCCAGCGCTGATGGCTTTGCCAAGTCGGTCTGGAATTACGACTACCCGATGCAGGCCGCGTATTATTCTGACGGCTATCAGATTGCCTACGGAACCGACCAGCCACCAGCTTTCCTATGGTTGGCGCAGGAAAAAGATGCCCCGTTCGCTACCGCCGTTTATTCGTGCTCGGCTGACCTGATCGCATTTGGCCGCAAGCAGTATCGCCGCCAGCTTGAGCTGCTTTCCGTATGCCAAGACCTGAACCAGTGGCCAGGCTACCCGACCGAGGTGGTTGATCTGGCGATGCCTGGCTGGGCCGACAAAATCATTGAAGATTCAATCGGAGAAAAAGCATGAGCTTCCAAGTACGCAAAGCCGAGCGCCAAGGTGCTCGACTACTAATCCAACTTTCTGGCGTGTCTGGCTCCGGAAAGACCTACTCAGCGCTGCAGCTAGCCTATGGCATGACTGGCGGCGATGCCAGCAAGATCGTCATGATCGACACCGAAAACCGTCGCGGGTCGCTGTATGCTAATGCGCTGCCTGAGCCGTTCAACATTATCGACTTCTACGCGCCATTTTCGCCAGCGCGTTACATCGAGGCAATCGAGGCTGCGTGCAAAGCTGGCGCTGAGGTGGTCGTTATCGACTCGACCACACATGAGTGGGAGTCCGAGGGCGGCTGCGAGTGGATCGCCAGTCAGACGCGCTTCCCTGATTGGAAGGCTGCTAAGGCGCAGCACAAGCGCTTTATGACGTACATGCTGCAATGCTCAGCGCATGTGATCGCCTGCACCCGAGCGCGCGAAAAGGTCGATTTTACCGACCCGAAAAATCCGCGCTCGTTGGGCATCCAGCCGATTCAAGAAAAGAACTTTTCGTTTGAGGCTACCGTGTCGCTGCTAATGCACGACCAAGGCGTTCGCCAAGACGTACTCAAATGCCCCGCCGAGCTGCAGGCCATTCTCGGTCGCGGCAAGGGCTACATCACGCCGCAGGACGGCGCTTCGCTTCGCGCTTGGGTAGATGGCGCGATTCAGGTTGACCCCGCCATCGAGCAGGCGCGTGGCTCAATGCTGAACGTGACCGAGCAAGGGTTGGAGGCGTTCAAAGCAGCTTGGAATGCATTGACGCCTAAGCTGCGCAAGACGCTGGGTACCGAGTTCCGCGATTCATGTGCTGCAAGCGCTACAGCGTGGGATGAGTCACGCCGTGTTGCAGATGGAGGCGGCGAGACTGCGCCAGCCGTGAACGCACTGAATGCCGCCGCTGCGAATGTAGCCGCTACGCCACTAGCCGCAACGGTTGCGCCTGAGCCAGAAGCCGAGCCCGCCGCCGCCGAGCCTGCTGCTTCTGACCCTAGCCCCGCCGAATCTGGCGACGACAACGAATTTTTCTAGGCGAGACTAAAATGCAATTACTATTGATTCACAAGCAAATCTTGCAGTGCTTAATTGATGATGGCGAACAAACGCCATCACAAATCGAACGTAAAACCGGATTCAATAGCGTATCCATTTCAGTGGCAATCGACGAGCTACGCGCTGAATGTTTTGTTGCTAACACTGGCGTAGAAAGTTTAGATTACGTCTCGCCGTTGTTTTGTATTACGCAGCATGGCCGCGACTATTATATAGGTTTGGCCTCTACGGAATTCATTGCCGCCAGCACAGAATACCTGAACGCCAGCCCATCATTGCCAGTTGGCCCAGCGCCATTGACGCACGATCCTGATGATCCGCCTGCGAATTGGCTTGATGCAGCGACTACCGATGATCTGCAACGGTTAGGCGTTCAGCCGTCGCACCCGCTGCAGCAGGTTTTCGATCTGGCTATCCACCAGCTCACTAAGGGCAAGGGCGAGCGCCACGGTGGCGAGGCTAAGCCTTTCCTCGATCAGCAGTGGGTATCGCTAGCAGACGATTACGGCGTGGGCGGATTGTTTTTCCAAGCCAACAAAAAATTGCGTGAGGCGCAAGGCAAAGATGGAGAAGCTCGCCAGCGTGAATTGCTTGGCGCACTGAACTACCTGGCGATGGGTGTTCTCTACGAAATGGCGCAGTCGCCTACGGATCAAGCAAATGGCTGATGATATCGACCGCGCTTCTGAATTGAACGACCTGGCGTTGGCTGCTGACATTAAAAAGGCTACGGCTGTTAGTGGGCCAGCTGCTACGGGCTGCTGCCTGTATTGCGAAGAGCAGATGGTTTCAAACGAAGTTCTACTGCTGATGATTCGAGAAGATTCGCCAGCGCCAACAGGTACACCGCGATTCTGCGATAGTGAATGCCGCGACGGGTGGCAAGAAGAGCAAAACATCAAACGGAAACAAGGACTGATAAAATGACACAAAAACTAATCGCTGGCGTACATACCGCCGCAATTTTCCAATCTGCCAAGCTGCTGACGGATGCTTGCCACGGCGCAGCGTATCAATCTGGCTGGTGGTCTGATCTGCAGACCGGTGCCGACCTTCGCGCCAGTTTCAACGTGCCTGAGAAGCTTTGCCTGATTCATTCGGAAATCAGCGAGGCGATGGAAGGCCACCGCAAAAATTTGATGGACGATAAAATCCCGAGTCGAAAAATGATCGAGGTCGAACTGGCCGACGCCGTGATCCGCATCTTTGATCTTGCTGGTGCAATGGGCTTGGACTTGGGCGGCGCTATTTCTGAAAAACTAATTTTCAACAGCCAGCGCGCCGATCACAAACCAGAAAACCGCCGCGCTGATGGCGGGAAACAATTTTAATTTTTTAAGGAACTAATCATGATTTTTACTGGTGTAGGACGAATTGGGCGCGATGCTGAATTGCGCACCGCTGGCAGCGAAGTAGTAATCAATCTATCGCTGGCTTTCAACTACGGGCGCAAAGGCGCTGACGGCAACCGCCCGACGCAATGGGTTGATGCTGCGCTATGGGGCAAGCAGGCCGAAGTGCTTGAGCCGTACCTGAAAAAAGGCGGTCAGGTGTTTGTTGCGATCCGCGAGCTGCATATCGAGTCGTTCCAAGGCAAGAACGGCGAAGGCCACAAACTGGCTGGCACGATCACGCAGATCGAATTGGTCGGCCCGAAGCAGGATAGCCAGCAGGCGGGTCAATCTGGCGGTCAGCAGCAGTCGGCACCGCCAGCGCAGCAACAGCAGGCAGCTCCGGCAGGTCAGAACGGAGGTTTTGCAGATGATTTTTCAGATGACATCCCATTTTGATGTATAGCCAGCGAAGCCAGTAGATTAGCAGCTTCCCGCAAAATACCGCCTTCATTGGCGGTTTATTCGGCAAGTAGTATTTACAAAGTAAAGACGATCTATTAAACTATATCTATTATCTAAAAAGGATTTACTATGCGGTTCGGCTCAGTTTGTAGCGGGATAGAAGCAGCCAGCGTTGCTTGGCACGAATTAGGCTGGCGGGCTGCTTGGCTTGCTGAGATTGAGCCGTTCCCGTCTGCTGTTTTGGCTAATCATTACCCCGATGTTCCTAATCTTGGCGATATGACAACCATCGCTACGAAGGTGCTGACCGGTGAAGTTGAAGCGCCTGATATTCTGGTTGGCGGCACACCCTGCCAAGCCTTTTCTGTGGCCGGTATGCGTGAAGGTCTAAACGACCCACGCGGCCAATTGACGATTAAATATGTGGAGTTAGCAGATGCAATTGACCATGTTCGAGCAGGACGAGGCGAGCAGCCAGCAATTATCGCTTGGGAAAACGTGCCAGGCGTCCTCAGCGACAAAGGCAATGCCTTCGGATGCTTTCTTGGCGCTTTGGCCGGCGAAGATTGCGAGCTCGAAGCCCCAGGGGGCAAATGGGCGAACGCTGGTTGTGTGTTTGGCCCCACGCGAACAATCGCATGGCGCGTTCTGGACGCCCAATATTTCGGAGTGGCCCAACGACGCCGCCGTGTGTTCCTTGTCGCAAGTGCTCGAAAAGACATCCATCCCGCGCAAATACTTTTTGAGTTCGACGGCCTGCGCAGGGATTCTGCGCCGAGCCGAGAGTCGCGGGAAGAAGTTGCCGGAACGCTTGAAGCAAGCGCTGGTCGCAGTCGCGGAGCAGGAACAAATCCAAGCATCTGCACCGAAGTAGCGCACTCGCTTCTCGCTAAGGCTCAATCAAGCCATCGTGCGGACAGTGATAACTATGTTGCCACCTTCGACCGCCAATCAACTGGCGAGTATGGCACTGCGCCAGTGGCGAGTACGATTGCTGCGCGTGATTACAAGTCAGCAAGCGACTTAATCCTATCAGTCCACGGCACCCAAGACCCCGACATAAACGTCGATCAGGCGCATACGCTGGGGCAGGAGAATGCGGTTTTTGGATTTAGCGAGGAACTGAATGTACTGCGTGACCTGCAGCCAACTATTCAGCGCGGTGGCGATGGGGGTAGGCATGAGGGCGTCGCCTACGGCATTCATGGCAACTGGATAGGCCGCGCGCCAGAGAACGGCGGCAATGCGGTTGAGCCGGTGTTGGAGGTTGCGCCGTGCCAGACGGTTACTGATCGGCATGGGGTGGCCAATGGCATGGCAGTGCGCCGCCTAACGCCAGTCGAATGCGAGCGCTTACAGGGCTTCCCTGACGGGTACACGGCAATCCCTTGGCGCGGCAAACCCGCCGAAGATTGCCCCGATGGTGGCCGCTACAAAGCGCTTGGCAACTCAATGGCCGTACCGTGCATGCGCTTCGTTGGCAAGCGCATCGCCTATTTCGTCAGCATCGCCGCTGGCAACGATAACCAAAAATATTCAGCGGAGGTCGCCGCATGATCAAGCTACGCCCATACCAGCAGAACCTAGCCGATGAGGTGCGCCAGGCGTACAGCATGGGCAATATCGTGTATGCTTATAACGTTGCAACGCTATAAGATAACAGCATGGCTAATAATATTGTGGATTTAACATTTCAGAGATTTGGCAAGCTGGTGGCATTTCATCTTGGCGAGCGCAGCGCAGAAGGCCGTTATAGCTGGCGACTGCGCTGTGACTGCGGTCAAATTGTCGAGCGCACTTCTGCTAATTTGACCGTTTCACAAAAAAAGAACATGGCGTCGCATTGTGGCTGCTCGCCAATACTTAAAACGCACGGGCTTAGTAAGGATCACAAAAAGCTTTATGACGTTTGGGGTTCAATGAAAGCCAGGTGCTACCGGCTTACGTCGAAAGACTATCCGAATTACGGAGGCCGAGGCATATCGATCTGCGATGAATGGAAAAATTCGTTTCCGAACTTCTTCGCTTGGGCGATTGGCAGTGGTTACGTTGCTGGGGTTTCGACCATCGAGCGCGTTGATGTCAACGGGAACTATGAGCCATCGAACTGCACATGGATTGTGAACGAGCGGCAAGCGCTGAACACCAGAAAAGTCAGGATGCTCACGCTGAATGGCGAAACAATGGCGCTTTCAGATTGGGCGGTGAAGCTTGGTATTCGTCCTAATACAATTAAAACGCGGCTGAGACTTGGTTGGTCGGTCGAAGATGCTCTCTCTTTGGCGGCACATTCAAGGGGTTACAGCGGAGAATGGAAAAATGGCAATTAAACTGCGGGATTACCAGCAAAACCTAGTAGACCAAATTAGAACCGCCTATGCTCAGCGCTACAAATGCCCATTAGTTGTAGCGAGCACCGGTGCGGGAAAAACTATAATTTTCTCGTATGTTACGAGCCAGGCTGCATCGCGTGACACTGTTGTGCTGATTGCTGCGCATCGGAAAGAGATTATCTGGCAAATTAGTATGTCTCTGGCAAAATTCGGCGTCGAGCATCAGATTATCGCGCCGGCCGACAAAATTCGATCGATTAAGGTAGCCCAATTCAAAGCATTCGGTCGCTCGTTCGTGAATCCTATGAGCACAACGATGGTAGGCAGCGTTCAGACTATCGTTTCACGCTTCCCGCAAATTGATGCTGTCATTGAAAGCCAAACAAAGAAGCTGGGCAAGCCATCCAAAATGCTGGTGGTAATCGACGAGAGCCATCACGTCGTCGAAGATACGCAGTGGGGACGCGTCATGGAGCGATACCCTGATGCGGCTGGACTGCTTGTCACAGCGTCGCCAGAGCGTTTAGATGGTCGTGGACTTGGTGCTGGGCATGGCGGATATGCCGACGTTCTCATTGAAGGTCCGCCAATGAGCTGGCTCATTGAGAACGGCTTCCTCTCTCCGTATCGCGTGTTCACAACTCACACGCCGATTGATATGGCTGGCGTACGCACCAGAATGGGCGATTACCTCGCTTCTGATGTTCTAGATCGGGTAGATAAGCCCAGCATTACCGGCGACGCTATCCAGCACTATAAGCAATTGGCTGGTGGTACTCGCGCTGTTGTTTTTTGTGTCAGTGTTGAACACAGCAAGCACGTTGCGGACGAGTTTAACCAGTACGGAATCCCAGCCGCGCACATTGACGGGAAAATCGACGACGCTACTCGAGACAAGGCTATCGTTGATTTTGCCGATGGCAAAGTGATGGTTCTTACCCAGGTCAATCTGGTGTCGGAAGGCTTCGACTTGGCAAGTATCGCGCAGAAGGATGTCACAATCGATTGCCTGATTGACCTTGCCCCAACGCAGTCGCTAGTAAATGCGATGCAGCGTTGGGGGCGCGCTCTACGCCCAGCGCCTGGCAAAGTAGCAATTTTGCTCGACCATAGCGGTAACGTGCTCAGGCATGGACTACCAGACGATGAACGAACATGGTCGCTCGAAGGCCGCAAGAAAAAGAAGCGCGCAGCCAACGACAACGACGACGAGGCCGATGTGAAAGTCAGCACTTGCCCGAAGTGCTACGCGATCCACCGCCCTGAGCCTGCATGCCCTGTTTGCGCCCACGTTTATGAAATCAAAGCGCGCAAGGTCGAGCAAAAAGACGGCATGCTGGTGGAGCTATCAACCGAAGCCCTTGACGTGATGCGCCGTGCTAAGCGCGTGCTGCAGGGCAAGGCGCAGACGGTGCCTGAGCTGATGGCGCAGGGCATGAAGCGTGGGCAGGCCGAAAAGATCGTTGAAGCGCGCGCCAAAAAGCAGGCGCTGATTGATAGCATTCTGGCGGGATTCGAGCGGCACCAGAATGAAACTGGCGAAACCAGCTATCGGGCGTTTGGCGTGACCATTAGCGACGTGCGCAAGATGAAGCCGAAGGAGCTGACCGGATTGCTGGCGCGTGTATCGCCGCCGGCTAATGATGACGAGCCGAGTGGGTTCAAAGTAACACAGGTAAAATAAATCAATTAAAAGTATTTACAAAGTAAATTGATTGATTTATATTGTGCTCATGGAAGCAAACAAGGCGCAGCAAAATGAATCTACTCCAAGCCTGCCGCATCATCTGGCGGCTATATTCAGAAAATAAGCTGGTAGTGCAAGGCGCTACCGTTGAAGAAGCGCAGCAGCTTGATAAGGCGCTTGAAACCATTGGCGAAATTGCCGAACCTAAAAACGACCGGAGATAGTTATGAAAAAAGGTATTTTTATCAAAAACGGCGTTGATATGAATGCGCCAGAGAAAAATAGTGCGGCAGTTACATCTGCGCTGGCTGTGATCGCTGGTGTCTGCAGTATTGCATTGCTTTGCGCTGTCGTTGCTGCTGCTCGGCTTTATCTGGCACTTAATACTGGCGCTGATGTTGTGGCTGCGTATGATCCTTGCGCCAGCATGGAACCGAAGGCAATGCCTGACGGTAATCGGCTGTGCTATCCATCTGGCCGTGATCTATCTGGCCGCATTCATGCGCGGGGTGAGGAATGATTATAGCTATACAAGTCCAAGGCGTTGCTAGAGCCAAAGCCGCAATCCAACAATGTAAAAATGTCCTAAGCCGTATTTCTGGAGAGTTTATCCAAGGGCAGGAAAATATCGCAGCGCCAGATTTCAACGAGTTCCGCTTGTTTATGCGCACGGCGTTAAAATATGGAATGCTGCGCGAAGTTGAAGCTCCGAAAGCTTATGATCCTACTAGCGGGGTTTGGATCAAAACTCGTGTCGAGCCTGAGCTAGATATTCAAGGACAAAGCAAGCGCAAGCCTACTGGGGGAACAAAGCAGCAAGGGGATGGCTCTATGCTCAGCCCGAAGTTTAATCACTCTATTGCGCCGCCAGTAAAGCCCCACAACATGGTGCGCGTTGATCGAACTGGGGCAAGTCGGCTGGCATTGATTGCCAAGATTGAAGATGCGGGCGGGTATGATACTGATTATCAGCTAGATAAATTACGCACTTTACGGGAGCTAAGAGCATGAGCGAACTAACAAAGATTTTTAGCAGAAACAACATCGCCAAGGCAGTCGTGGCCTCGGTAATCATCGGCCTAGGCTACGCGGTGATTACCGCTGACAATGAAATTGCCCAGAATCGCCTGTATGCCGCAGAGGCAATCAAGCTGGCGTCAAGCGCTCAGATTGACCTTGAGCAGTATCAGGCTAATGCACAGCGTTACGAGCGTTTTCGCGTTGCCTATTTGATCAATTGCAAGTGCTTGAAAGACGCCAGCATTGAGGAAATCGATGCGACGATTGATCGTGAACTTTTAGCGGTAATTAAGCACTGATGCGACTATCCAACGAAAACCATCCAGATCGTCCTATCTGGGCTCGGTGGGTAGTTGCTGATGATGATGGTGTTAAATGGTGGCATGAAACACTGCCGCAATATGCCAAGAAAATTGGGAAGCATCATTCACGCGGCGATAGTCGGCCGGTTTCAGATAAGTATCAGCAGGACAAGATATGAGCCGAAAAATATTGAATTGCCAGCGTCGTCGCGTTCGGCTTTGGCAGTTTTTGAAATCCAAGGAAAAACTAAATAATGAGCAGCCTATCAAGCCGCCTTGCGGATCAGCGCACGGCAAAGAAATTGAAGCAACAAGCCCGCCAGCAAAATAAAGTTCAGGCTCAGAAGCTAGATAAATCCGCTGCATCGCTTGCGGTGAATACGTTGCTGGTGAAAAAGTCTTTCGAGGCTCAGCCAGAGCAAGCAATTACGCTGCTGATGCAGCCAGCTTGGGCTGCGATGCAGGCACTGTCTGGCTCAGCTAAGTTGGCACCATGGCTTGATATGGACGGATTCATCACGCTGAACGAGATCAACATTCTAGGGTTCTGCCTGGCAAAGCGGCTCTATGAGTTCGGCACAGATGGAACGAAAGCAGCAGTGATTTCATCGAAAGAAATTTTCGAGGCAGCGGCAGACGCGCTGGCTTGCATCGGTGAGCGCTACGCTGCGAAGAATAAATTCGGGGCCACTGGCGACGAAACCAAGGCGTTACGTGAGTCGATGCATTGGGTCAATGATCTGCTTGCCGTATCGACGCAAGGCCACACGATGACGGCGCTGATCGAGGCTAAGACGATGGTGTCGGAGCAGCTTAAAGCGAACGGCGTTACAGTACAGTAGTAGTTTACGTTGTGCGAACAATTGCAGCGCTTGATACAATACGCGAATGAAAGAAAAAAACATTCAGAACTCGGCACTATTAGCCGTTGGCGCGCGACGCGATACATTTATATTCCGCAATCAGACTGGCGTGTTTCGCGCTATGGATGATCCGTCGCGGATTATCAAGGTTGGAAATCCTGGCGCACCCGACACTATTGGCGTGGTCGAGCTGGTGATTACGGCAGATATGGTCGGCAAGGTCATCGGCGTGGCTGTAGCGGCTGAAATGAAAACGGTGAAGGGTCGCCAGTCTGAGCAGCAAAGGAACTGGCAGGCCGCTTTCGAGGCGCGCGGCGGGAAATACCGCTTAATCAGGTCTGAGGCCGAAATGCTGGCGTTTGTTGAGGATGTGAAAAGTGGCAGATGCTAAGCGCACGCACAAAGACCCGATGTACTTGCTCAAGTTTTCAGCGAAGTACGGCAGCTGGTACATCTTGGCTAATGCTAAGATGCTGCGGGATCGTTTCCCTGATAGCTACACGGCAACGGTGAAAGCGGCATTTAAGCGAGAGTTTGAGCGGCTGCAGCGGGAAGAATTTGCTAAGCAGCGCAAGAAATAGCCGAAAGGTTATTTTTTTGGCAAAAGGTATTTACAAAGTAAAGAATATGCTTTACTATGTAAACAGTTGCAAAGGTTATCAACGCCCCAGCAATGGGGATTTGCCTGGCTGGGCTTCCAGCCGATTATTTTATTGCCTTAGAGGATCATCATGCCAACACCATTAAACAAAACAAATCGCGGTGAAATTATTGCCGCCATCATCAAAGCCACATTCGCTGAGCGCATTGATGCAATCAAGGCGAATTTCCCTGTTATTGCTCAAGCCGCGTACATGCAGGCGATCCCTGCTAAGTTCCTTGATCTGGTGAAGGGTAACCCGCCAGAGTGGTTTTGTTGGTCGCCAATGATTGATATTCATTACCTTGATTCAAATGGTAAGAAAACAAAGTCTAAATTTCAGAGCTTTAATGTGACTGGTCGCTACATTGATCGTGTGGATTTGCCAGGGGCGCGAGCATTCCCAAAATCTATGGTTTCAAGCTATTCGTCACCTGACGTGACTGTTCTGGACGAAGACGTTCTGGCGATGGTGAAGCAGCAAGAAGAAGCAATCAATACGCTAATCAACGAACGCGGATCACTACGCCAGAGCGTATGTGCCATTGTGAACTCGGTGAAAACGGTAGAAAAATTGATCGAGATTGCGCCAGAGCTTGCCGACTATATCCCTGATGGTATCAAGGCACCGCCAGCACCAGCGCTACCTGCAGTAATTGCTGGCAATGTAATCACGCAGCTTATGGCTGCTGGTTTGAAAACACCTAAACAATAACCCACCCGCCCTATCCATCCAGCTAGGGCAAACACTCAAAGGAAATACCAAAATGATGCAATCACGACCTTTCGCACGTTCTATCGCTCTTTTTGCGGCCATCCAAGCAATGGGCTTGAATGATGCAATCGCAACTTATGGCCAAGATGTTTCACGCGGCAAAGGTAAGGATAAGTTTTCCGGCCTTGCTACCAATCATCGCCAGACCACACTCAAGAATGTGCCGGTAGGTGGCGGCAAGCGCGAAGTTGCTCGCCGTCAGCGGCAGATTGCTAGTGGCATGTTGAAGATCGCCTAACCGTTAATTACATGCCAGCCATGTGCTGGCGAAGGACTTTTGTGCTTCTTATTTTATACGTCATCCTTTCCCTACCTTGTTTCATGGCGCTTAGTGGTTACGCAACATCAAATCTATGGTTGTGGTTTGCTGTTCCGCTTGGAGCTCCACATATTGGCGTTTGGCATGCTGCTGGCTTGTCGATACTGATATCTTCAATATTGGGAATGCGTGGACTTGATGCGGCCAATAAAAAAGATAAGAGCAAATTCGAGTTGGCAATTGATTACACTCTTAAAAGTATTATTCCACCATTAGTTTGCTTGTTCTTCGGTTGGTTAGTACGATTTGGAATGTAAACTATTATGGTATATCGCTGGAAGCTTTGTTCTCTAATGCCGCCAGCGATATACCCTATAAATTCATTTGGAGAATAAAAATGTCAGAACCAATTTTTGAAGTAAGCGCAAAACTATTGCACGCCGCGCTGCCATTCGCAGCTAAGGGCGATATTCGTTACTACCTGAACGGCATCCATATTCGCCAGTCTGGCAATGGGCATACCTGCATCATTGAGGCCACCAACGGCCACATGATGGCAATTTTGCATGACGATAACGGCGCTTTAACTGGCGATCCAGCTAGCGTCATTTTGTGCCGTGACGTGGTGGCTAAGCTGCCAAAAACTGGCAAAATCCTCATCTACGAGGACGGCTCTGTTACACAGTTTGATCCGCTTAAGGGTAGCTCTAATATTCGCTACGAAAAAGCGACAATCGATGGTAAATTCCCAAATTCGGCTAAAGTTATCCCTGCCGCTGATAGGCTCAAGCCTGGCGTGCAAACATCGACGTGGAATCGTCAGTATTTCAAAGACGCTTGGGCGTTGTTTCCAAAGCTTTACAAATGGGATGAAGTACAGGTTTTCCAAGCTGACGATAATGGGCCGGTTCTGCTTACCAACAGTGCACACGATGCTATCGTGATCATCATGCCTATGCGCGGCGATCCTTGCTACGTCAGCCCTGCTTGGTGCCCAGTTCAGAAGCAGGGCGATGGCGAGGCTACTGCCTAATGACCGACAGCACGCACCTGATCTGCTATGGCTGCAAATTTCGACGCCCAAGGGCTGGCGGTGGTTACGTCAACATCACGCCAGCCCGCTCAGCTTGGTTCTGTGCTGGCTGTAAAACTGCACCGCATGACTAGCAATCCGCATAACCGTTTGCAATGTAAACAATAAACGCCTAGAATCTGGCTATTCAACAACGGATTACCGCAATGACTAAGCAAGTAAAACAAACAGCGCAACAGCGCACGGCGGAATTCAAGGCCATTTTTGAGGCTGTGCCTGGCGACAAGCAGATTGATAAAATCCGCTTTGTCTGCAAGGTGCTGGGCTACGCCGAGAACACCGTGCGCATCTTTTTGATGAAAACACCTACGCGCGCGATCCCTTCGCGCATGTTGGATATTTTGCGCCGTTCGCTGGAAGAGCAGGGCGCAAATACAGCCTGACTATCGGTTTAACGCCAGCAATCAATTTCCTGTATTTCATACAAGCGCTGAATCAGCGTTATTATGCTCGCCTACATTTCTGCGAGCTGTCCGTTCGTTTGTCTGTCCGTTCGTGAGGTTGTTATGGCTATTGAATTTGCACCACTACCCGATTTTGATTTGAAAGTTACGGCTGTCATCGCCGACTTGCCCAATAGCGAAAAAATCGCAGCCTCGATCACTGAGGCTTCTGTCGCTGTTGGTGCTGCGAAAACGATTCTTTTGCATCACCGCGTCAAAGCCTTCACTGGTGCCGATGTGGTCGCGCTGGCCGCGCTGATCCTAGCTGGGGCCAAAGTATGAGCGCCGCAGCCTATCAATCTGAATCCGATATCATTGACCAATTCCGCGCCGCCATGTTTGACGCTGGCGTTCCGTTTCGAGGCTCTATCAAGGCCGACGCCGACAAGCTGACCCGATTCACGGTCGATGGCGACAAAACCAAGTCCATGACCGGCTGGTATATCCTGCACACTGATGGCGTGCCAGCTGGCGAGTTCGGGTGCTGGAAACGCGGGGTTTCTAATACATGGTGCGCTAAGAAGCCGAACGAAATCACGCCAGATGAACGTGCTGCCATCGAGGCAAGGCGCGAAGCCGATAAAGCCAAGCGCTTGGCAGATGAAAAGGCACGCCATGACGAAGCCGCCGAGCAAGCAAGCATCGTTTGGGATGCAGCTGCCGAGTGTGCCGACCACCCGTATTTAGAGCGCAAGGGCGTTCTGTCGCATGGACTGCGTGTTGGGCGCTGGACGCGTGTTAGCGAGGAAACTGGCGAAATCTGGCTAGATATTCCTGATGCGCTGTTGGTGCCGATTCGCCAGGGCAAAAAGATCGTCAGCCTGCAGGCTATTTTCCATAGCAAGGAAAACAAATCAGGCCGCGATAAGGACTTTCTATCTGGCGGTAAAAAGCGCGGGTGCTTTTTTAGCATCGGCAAGCCTGACCCGAAGGCAACGCACCCAGTCATCGTGATCTGCGAGGGCTACGCGACCGGAGCTACGATCCATGAGGCGCTAGGTCTGCCGTGCGTTGTGGCATTCGATAGTGGCAACCTACAGCCAGTAGCCGAAGGGCTGCGTACGGCCTTCCCTACGGCGAAAATCGTCATTGCAGCGGATAACGACCAGTTCACGCTCAAGCCGATGCCGAATCCAGGACTGCACTTCGCGACAGCAGCGGCCAAGGCGGTCGTGGGCGTCGTTGTGGTGCCAGAATTCAGCAGCCTTGAAAGCAAGCCGACCGATTTCAACGATCTAGCGGCGCTCGATGGAAATTCGGCTGTCGTACGCCAGTTCGATGCAGTGCTGAACGCGCCTAAGCCGTCGCCAGTTCATGCCGATGCCGTGCCTGCTAAGCCAGCTGCCAACGATAACAAGACGCCTGCTGAGCCGCCAGCTGACGAAGTTGCCGAGAAGGAAAGCGGCTTCACGATCCTAGGTTACGACCGCGACAGCATCTATATTTTTCCGCATGAGGCTAAGCAGATCAAGGAACTGGCCAAGGGCGATTTAACCGAAAACGGGCTGCTATCACTTGCGCCTATTGAGTATTGGGAATCGTATTTCCCGAAGGCCAAAGCGCGCTACGACAAAACAAACGCGGTTGACTGGCTATTCCGTACCGCATACCGCAAGGGCGTTTTTAACCCTGACCGCATCCGTGGACGTGGTGCATGGCGCGACACTGAGCGCGTGGTTTTCCACCTTGGCGACCGGCTGCATGTTGACGGCGCTTATCGTGGCATCACTGAGCTGCGCAGCAAATACATTTACCAAGCTGAGCGGCCTTATCCGCGTTTCGACCACGTTGAGCCACTGGCTAGCGATGAGGGCGAGGAGCTGTTGGCTCTAGCTAGACAATTCCGCTGGCGCGTTCCGGCCTCTGCCGCCCTTGTGCTTGGATGGTGTGCACTGGCTCCGGTGTGTGGCGCGCTGCGCTGGCGTCCGCATGTATGGATCACTGGCGGAGCCGGCTCTGGTAAATCGACCATCCTTGAGGAATTCGTCAATCGCTTGATCGGCAACGTGTCGGTGTACGCGCAGGGCAATTCGACCGAGGCTGGCTTGCGGCAAGAAATTCGCGGTGATGCGGTGCCGGTGTTGTTCGATGAGTCGGAGCAGAACACCGAGCGCGAGACGCAACGCATGCAAGCCGTGCTGGCACTGATCCGCCAGTCATCGAGCGAGTCAGGTGCTCGCACGTTCAAAGGCACGACGGGCGGGAAGGTGACGCCGTATCATATCCGCTCGATGTTTTGCCTGGCGTCGATTCAGGTTGGCATTCAGCACCAGGCCGACCGCGAGCGCCTGACGGTTTTATCGTTACGCGAAAAAGATACGTCGGCGGGAGCTGGCGATAACTGGACGCGCATGCAGAACGGGCTTTATCGCATCAGCCGCGATCCAGATTTTTCGCTGCGCATGTTGCATCGTGTGGTCGGCATGTTGCCGGTCGTGCTTGAAACCATCGAGATTTTCGTCAAGGCCGCAGCGGAGTATTTCGGCAACCAACGAACTGGCGACCAGTACGGTACTTTGCTGGCAGGGGCCTGGTCGCTGACTTCAACGCGCATACCCACTGTATCAGAAGCTTCCGACTGGATTAATGGCTACGATTGGGAGGAGTACACCGAGCCAGCGAAAGTGAACGAATCCGAGCGCGCATTGCAGGCACTAATGGACGCCAGAATTCGCACTGTGCATGGCAGCGAGTACACCGTTTATGAGCTGCTTGATCGGCTGGCATTCTTATCAGGATTGCCGCGCCAGAACGATAGCGACCCTGCTTGCAACATGGATTTGCGCGATGCACAGGCGGCTCTGCAGCGGCATGGTATGAAGGTGGTCAAAGGGCAGCTAATGATTGCCAACACCAGCGATGCGCTGGTCAAGCTGGTAGCTGGCACCGCGTATGCCGCCGACTTGCGTGGGCTGATTTGTCGATTGCCTGAAGTATCAGACCGACAGGCTGTTGCGTCAATCAACGGGAAGTCGGGCAGGTGCATAGCGATACCGCTGGCTAGTTTGGTTTAAACAAGCCGCCTTCGGGCGGTTTTTCTTTGTGTTGCTATTAGGCCGTTCGTCGGCAACAGTATTTACAAAGTAAATCAATCGGCCTATAGTTAGCACATACCAACTGATTACTGAACCGGAGATTGACAATGCACAACGTAAAATTCCACACAGAACGCGCTACCGAAAACCAAATTATTGATCTTGTTTTCAAAGCCTGCCGCGCCAATGACGCGCGCAATCAAATGCACGTTGACGGCTTCGATATCTGTTTCGATACGCAGTTCACAAAAACTGGCGAGCATCTGGCGATTGTCTACAACGTCGAAGGCCAGCGCTGCGGATCTGCAATTGTGGATAAGCATGATTGCTAACGAATACAAGGCGCGGTGGCAGCGCCTTTATAGTTTCGCCAGGCTGACACGCCAGATCAATCGCGGTTTACTTGGCGATGTATTGAAAGGCCACATCAGGCCGCATCAGCATATTGATGGTTTTGTTTTGAATTATTTGTCAAGGAAAGGAAATGGAACTCGTAAAAATCAAGACTAGCGAATTGGCTGGCG